CCTGTTTCGTAGCTTTCGATTGCTTTTTAAGTCGTTGAGCAACCCACTAAGTTTCGCTACCCATTTTCAGTATAGTAATGCTCTTTTATACCGTCAGTAGAGTTAGCTAGGTTAGTAGCTAACCCTACCAAGCATAAAGAGAAATACTCACTTCTTTATATACTTTTCTGTTTTTGTTACATTACAATACCTTTAAATAATCTGCTTACTTTAAAAATCTATGATTTTTACATTTGCAGTTATTTCTACCTGTTTGTATTGTAATGTAATACCCGCTCGCTTCGCTCGCTTTTAACTTATTCTCTACATTCAGGTTTGCTTTCTTAGCAAACTTGGCTCTATAGAGCCAACCCCAGCAAGAAGCTGGGGCTGAATGGGGGTGTCTTCTCTCTTATTCAGTGCTTCAGTGTATAAGTTATTCGGTATACCGAATAACTCGCATATCATTTTCTTTTAGGTAACCTCTATTTCCAGTGGAAAACTTCAGCGAGAGTTGGCAGATTTACATATATTTTTGCTTATCCCCGCTCAGACTTCCAAAAAATTTAAAAAATATAAAATACACTACAAGCCATGAGACAACAGCCCAAGATAGAGTATGACGACTGGCAGAAGGAAATCCTCAACCACGATGGACACGTTTTACTATGCACAGGCCGACAGGTAGGAAAAACTTTAACTTTCGCAGCTAAAGCAGCTGAATATATGCTTTCGCATCCAAATAGTCAGATTATTGTAATCTCACAGAGCTTAGACCAGGCTGAGCTTATGATTGTAATGATTATGACTTATTTAGAGAGAGATAATAAGAAATTAATAGCCAAAAAGAAGAAAGCACCGACTAAAACTTCTGTAACTCTCACTAACGGAGCTCGTGTTATAGCTCGTCCAGTGGGGCAGACTGGAGATTCAGTTAGAGGATTCACTGGAGATGTCCTAATTATTGACGAAGCAAGCAGAATGCCAGAAGTAGCTATAGATTCTGCTCTGCCTGTTCTTCTAACTACAGGCGGACAGATATGGATGTGCTCTACTCCTTTCGGAAAGCAGGGTTTTTTCTACGAAAGCTTTCTAAATAAGGCAGGATTTTTCAAAGTTTTCCACATTAGCAGCGAAAAAGTCATAAAAGAGCGTCCACTCAGCGAAAGTTGGACTAAAGAAAGACGAGAGGGAGCACTTCAACATCTGGAAGAACGTAAACTGACTATGGGAGAGTTGGCTTATGCTCAGGAATACCTTGGAGAGTTCATGGAAGACTTGCGTAGATTCTTCAGTGATGAACTTATAGCAAAAGCATGTATTGCAGGAAGAAAAACAGATCAAATATACAATCCAGCAACTTTAACTTTCTTAGGATTAGATATTGCGAGGATGGGAGATGACGCAAGCACTTTTGAGGTTATACAAAAGATTAATAAAACCAAATTACTACATGTTTATAATGAAGTTACCACTAAACAGTTAACAACTAAAACTTTTGATAAGATAGTTAACCTAAACCGACAGTGGAAATTCAAGAAGATTGGAATTGACGCAGGTTCAGGAAGTCTTGGAGTCGGCTTACTTGACTTCCTACTGCGTGAGCCAACAATTTCAAGAAAGATGGAAGCTCTTAATAACAGGACAATAACTCTGGACAGATATGGGAAGCATAGCAGAGGACTTTTAAAAGAAGACATGTATGAAAATCTTAGAGCTTTAATGGAGAAAGGATTTATTAAACTTCTCCAAGAAGATGATGTTATAGACTCTCTTTCTTCTGTTCAGATTGAGCATGTTATAAAAGAGGGACAGCCTACAAAAGTTAAAATCTATGGAAGAAACACGCATATTGTTGAGGGCTTAATCAGAGCAGCTTGGTTGGCAAATCAGAAACATTTAAATGTTTCTATTTCTTACGTTTAACATGGCAAATACAGCATGGACATTTTGCACAAGTGCGGCAGCAGTCGCAAAGGCTGGAGCAAATGTTAGTTCAGTATCAAGCACAGCTGTAACTATGGCTGACTGGTGTATTGAAGCACAAGGAACTATTGAAGTGCAGACAGGAAAATCTTATATTGATAATTGGTCTTCACTTCCAGCAGGAACATCTTCAGCTTTGGCAGATGTCTGTTCAAGTATGGTTGCTATGAAATTAATAGCTTATGATACAACTGGTTATCTGAGCAGAGAAGCAGACACTTTAATGAATATGAATAACGACATAATTGTAAAAGGAATGAAAGACTTAGAAGACTTTAAGAAAATTAAATTGAGAAACCCTACAGGATAATGGTATTCCCAAAACCTTACGCGCATCCATCCCAACAAATAGCTACTTATGACTGGGTAGATTTAGCCTCAGGCACGGGATATGTAAATTATACATGTCATAGCTCACAAACAAGCGGAGCAGCTGTAGATTATCACCTGACAACAAGCGATACTCTTTACTCTCAGACTATAGAAACTTTAGGAAGTTCCACAGCTTTAGACATAGATTTTGATTTAACGCCTTTTAACTTTCCGACAATTATAGACGGAACAGCCATAGTAAATTTTGTAATGTATGGACAGAGCACAGTTGACAGCGTTTTTGATGTTACATGCACCGTTTATGTAAGAAAATGGAACGGCACAACAGAAACAGACATAGGCTCTGTTCAAATTCCAAACTCAAGGATTAATGGCACAGAAACACATAAAAGAATAAGAACAGCACAGATTGATTTAACAAAAACAACATTTAAGAAAGGAGATGTATTAAGAGTAACTTTTAATTTAGGTTATAATCTTATATCAGGCTCAGGAGTTTACATAGTTTTAGGACACGACCCAAGAAACAGAGACGGAACTTATATTATTCCAAGCACAGACGACCCTGATACGTTCACAAATACAACAATATCAATACCTTATGAAATAAGAGATTAAAATGCAAACCGACATAACACAAACAACAAACACAGACTTAGACACAACTATAGATGATTTTGAAGTTGGAGCTATGCACTTAGATAGTCCCTCAGGAACTAAAGAGACAAAATATGTAAACTCTGATTTTACAAAGTGGCTGGGATATTATAAGACAACTTCAATTAAGAAACCTATAGACGCTTATGCAACCTGGGTTTTAGGAAAGGGATTTGAAACAGCACTTCCAAAAGATAGAGTTATTTTAGACAATATAACAGGCTGGGGAGAGGACACTTTTTTATCTATAATGTGGAATATGTTAGTTACTAAGAAGTTTAACGGAGACTCTTACGCAGAGATTATAAGAAATGATGACGGACTTTTGATAAATATCAAGCCTCTTAATGCTGGAAATATGGCAAATATCACAAACCAACAGGGAATTATTATCAGATACGAATACACTCTGCCAACTGGGAAAACTCAGAAATTCCAGCCTAATGAAATTCTACACTTAGTCAACGATAGAGTAGGAGATGAGATACATGGAGTCTCAGTTTGTGAACTTGCAGAGTGGGTTATTTTAGCACGTAAAGAAGCTATGACAGACTGGAAGAGAATAAGCCACAGGAGCACAATTAGAGTTTTATATGTTGACGAGGACGATAAAGACAGACTTGATAATTTAAAGAGAGACTATGCAGACGGCATAAACAAGGGGGAGCTTCTAATTCTCCCAGTAAAAAAAGAGGAAGCAAGTTTTGAAGATTTACAGCTCCCCCCAGTTGAGGCTTTTTTAGCTTGGATTAGATATTTAGATGGAGAATTATTTAGAGTTGTTGGAATACCTAAGAATCTTGTGGGAGATGTTGAGGGAATAACAGAGAGTGGTGGAAAGATGGCTTATTTAAATCACGAGCCTATTTACAACAGGGAAGTTACAGATTTAGAAGCTGATATTTTTAATCAATTAGCAATAAAGGTTACATTTAATAAACAGGCTTCACTTAAAGACTCTGTTAATGATACAGAAAATAAAAGTATAAATCAGACTCAGGCAGAACAGCCGAGTGATACACAAATAAAATAATGGCTAAAAAAAAACCAAAGGAAAAAGTGGACTGGAAGGTTGTGTGCATAGGGTTAGCGTGTCTTACAAGCATAGAACTATACGCCCTGAGTTTAGGAAAGAACGGTTTATTACTTACGTCAGTAATGGCTATAATCGCAGGCGTTATTGGATGGCGAGTCCCTACGGACATAATAAAAAGATAAACTAAGCATGGCAAAGAAAACACTTGAAGAAAGAGAAAAAGAAAAGCAAGAGCGTAGGCAGAAGAATATACAAGAGATGGAAGAGAGGAGAGAGTTTAGAAGAACAGAGGGCGGCCAAAAACCAGTAAGTAGAAGACCTGGAGAAAAAGAAAGATTAGAAATAGCACAAGCAAGAGCAAAGAAAAAAGGATTAATTGCAGTAGAAACTCCAGAGGGTTTTGAAGAAAAGACACCTGAACAAGCCGAGGTTATTCCATCAGTCGCAGAACAAGAAAGAATTCAAACAATTCAGGAAGAAACAGTAGGTGTAGCAGAAGAAGCTGGAGCTTTTATGCCTCTCCCAGAAGCACCCATAGAGACTATACCAGGAGAAGCAGAAAGAGGAACTTTTAAAAGATTTATGGGGGGTGTAAGAAATTCAGGATTTGGAAAAGCTGTTAAATTTATAGATACTTTAGGCGGAATAATTCCAACTCTACAACCAGAAGAACAACAGCGAATAGTCATAGAAGCTCAAAAGCAAGAATTAGTAGATGATATAGATTTAGAAATTAAGAATATTGATCAAGATTTAGATAATCAATTTAAGCAGATGGGTATAGGACCAGTAGGGGGGGCTCTAATTGGAGCGGCTGCTGTTGAGTTAGGAGCTCCAGATGTATTTTTCGGAAGTGATGAGAAAGTTCAAAATCTAAAAAGCACAATAGAAACCTTAAATCAAATGAGCACAACAATAAGCACAGCTGTTAATGATGGTGCTATTTCAGGCAGAGACGCTTTAAAAGCTGAGAACAATATCAGGAAGATTTTAGATTTAAGAAGACAGCAAATTAAAGAAATTATTATTGGTTCTCCTGTTATGAGGACTAATCTTGCTGTAATAGAAATAGATACTGATTTATTTGAAGCTCAAACAGAGAATCAATTAGAGTTGAATAATGTTGCGATAGCTCTTTTATCAGGACAGGCAGAGCCAACAGAAGCAGAGTTATTAATAACTAAACAAAGACTGGAGAAAAACAAAAAATGAGCACATTTTGGGAGATTGTTTTATGCATTATTGTTGCATCTTTAGTTGGAGTAATATTATAAAATTGAAAGGGGGTTAAGAAAATGGTAGATAATTTAAAAGAAAGAGCAGATGAAATGCAAGAAGCAACAGCAGAAAAGCCAGCAGCAGAAGATTCTGGAACTGGGAATCAACCCAAATCGTCTTCACTTATTGCGGGAGCAAACGCTGCAGCAGAAAGGCTGGAAGCAGCTAATGCTAAAATGGAAAGGCTTGTTGAAAGAGAAGAACAAATCGCAGCTGCGCGCATGCTCGGCGGTGTAACAGAAGCAGGAAAAGCCCCTATAGCAGAAACTCAGGAAGATAAAGATAAGAAAGTTGTAGAGGATATGCTTTCAAGATTTGAATAAAATGACATTAATAGAAATAGAACTTTTAACAATAATAGCTCTAATGATTTTAGGAATAGGCGTTAAAATCTATCAGTTAGCAACAGAATAATGCATTTATATTTCTATATTAGAGGGATTAAACACTGGACTGATACTTGGTTAACTATGGCTCAGGGCTTATTCTGGAAGTGGAAAAGAAAGAATTTAAAGACTGGAAAAATGGAGTATTTCGCTATACAAGGAGCTTTACGTCCGTCTATTTGGGGAGCTTGGGAGTATGTATTTCCAGAGGAAGCTCTGCCTGATGTGTTAGCAGTTTTCAATATTACAGAAGACACAACAGGCGGAACAAAGTCCGCATGGATAGAGAAGTCTAAACTTACTATGCTTAGGAAAATATTTTTTGCTAAAAAAATTCCTAAAGAAGCATTTAAGAAATCTAAGACATCAGCAAAGTCAATTATACTTAAAGAATCTCAAAGAGCACTAAGTCATTTAGGAGAGGAGATAGTTCCAGGTGTTGCTATACACCCAATAGGAATAAAATACGACTTGAGAGGCACTATAAAAGGCGAAAAAGGAATTGAATGGGAGCAAGAGCTGGTATAGAAAGATTTAAATAATCCGTTCACCGAATAACTATATGGCAAACGAGTGGGTAAAGGTTGAATTATTTGGAGCTAACAGAGATGGAGAGCCAGTAAGATTTACAGTTGCGTCTGGAACAGCTATTGCTAAAGGAACAGTTTTAACATTAACCGACGCAAGAACAGCTATTGCTGACGCTGGAACTTCTGGAGCAGCTATGGCAGGAGTGGCAGCAGAAGACAAAGCAAATGATGACTTTTCTACTTCTATTGCATGTTGGACACAGGGAATATTTGAAGCTACAGCAAGCGGAGCTGGTATTACAATAGGAGACGAATATGTTATATGGGGAAATAAAATTACAGAGAGTCCTTTGGACGGAACTAAGTCAGGTTGTAAAGTTCCAGGTTATGTATATGAAACTACAGCAGACGCAGAAACAGTAAACGTGAGGTTGAATTTATAATGGCAGAAGAAAAACCAGAAGAAACTTTAGAACTTCCTGAGGAAGACGAGGAAGAATCGGAGAAAGAATAATGGTTAACTTTCAATATGTCTTTGACATGATTAATGCAAGACTGGACGAGATTGAAAGAAAGATTGATTTACTATTACCTAAACCAAAAAAAGAAAAGGATAAGAAATAATGGGAAGCCAAATAGGAGAAACAGAATTAAGGAAAGAAGTGGTTGATGGAGTTATTAAAGGTAGAGCAAACGCCATGTATAAATTTAAGAGAGCTGTATCTATATCTACAACATCAGCATGGAAGAATACTTATTTTAGAGAAAGTTCAGCAGCTTTAACAGGACAAACTGGTAACGCAATATTAGGAATACCAAGAGGTGCTAACTTCCCTCAGGCTGTAGTTGATTGGGAAGAACATAGCAAGTGGATTGAAAAGTATGGACTTGAAGATAATATTTACTGGGAAGATATACTCACAGACGACGTTGATGTTCAGGCAAGGACTCTATTTAGAATAGCTGAGGGAGTAGCCAAAGCTGTAGATGATGAGATTTGGGCCGTGTTAAGTGAGGACCAGAGTGAGTCAGAAATACAGGCTATAGACCTGCAGGTTACAAATGAAGCTGGAAGATACTGGGATGTAGCAAGTGCAGCTATAATAGACGACTTAATGAAAGCTGCTCAGTTAATAGAACAATATAACTACTCAACTGCTAAGTTAATGTGCTTTATATCACCAAGAGATAGAAGAAGCATTATGAAATACCTTACAGATAGTGGTGCTCAATTCCCAGACATAAGCACAACTGTGGCTAAGAATGGAAGTATTGGAAGACTTGCAGGTGTAGAGTTGGTAGTATCTAACTCAGTAACTGCTTCTTATGCTCTTGTAGTTGTCCCTAAAGTATGTGGAACTTGGAAGTCTGCAGTGCCTTTAAGCACAGATGTAACAGTTGACCCTTTCCGTTCTGTAAGAATTAGAGCTGTAGAAGAAGGAGCAACTCTATTGACTGACCCTAAAGCATGTGTATTGATAAAGGGAACTCAGAGTAAGAACGCTTAAATAGTTGTTATTTCTTATTAATTTATGTATAAGTCTAAAGGAAAAGATATTATGAAGTGGCACGGCACTTGGGAAGCCGATTATTTAACAGGTAATAATATCAACTGGTTGGACGGAACTGCAGGAAGTGTTCTTTTTATGGGTAGTAATGGGGCTATATCTCAAGACAACTCTAACTTATTCTGGGATAATACTAATAACAGACTGGGAATTGGAACAACATCTCCTGATGGAACAGCTCACATTCATACTGCTAGTGCAGGAAGTATCACAGCTACTGTAACAGCAGATGATTTAGTTGTTGAAAATTCAGCAGCAGGAGGGATAAGTGTTTTAACCCCTGACTCAAGTAAAAGTAATATTCTTTTAGGCTCTCCTTCAGATAATTCTGGTGGAAAAATAAACTGGAAGTATGATGATTTATTAATGGAAGTTGGAACAGGAACAGCAAGTGCAGAATTAGCACTTCTTGCAGGAAATTCTGTTGAGGCTGTGAGAATTGATTCTTCTGGAAACGTAGGAATTGGAACAACAAG